GTCTTTATCGTCTGGTGGGACGACATACTCAGACATTCTTCATAATGCCGCGCGACATGTAAATGAGGGTGCGTTTAGGACTCCTGGCGAGCCGCCCTCTAACCTAATGACACGACGCGAGATGAGTAGGAGAAAGTAAGTCGATCAAAGGAGGTTTGGCATGAAGGTGAGCAGGTTAGACTCGTATCTCTCTACCCTTAGTGACGAGGCTGAGGCACGAGTCTGGAGTTCACTAAAGCGCACGCTAACTGGAAACGACCTCGAGGACTATGTAACACCGTTAGTTCCCGATGGTGACGCCGATTACTGGCGGCAGAACTTGAGTGAGGGGCTGTTCAGTGAGTTAAGTGTACGCGCATACCCATGGCTGATGGCGGCTGAAGCTAATCAGAAAGAGAAGATTGGTAGTTATTCCCAAATGCTGCCATACTCTGACAGACAAGCTGATGTCCACTCATACTTTGACAGAAAGAGTTCTACTCCTGATGTTGATTTATTGCGCACCGCTATTCAAATGGTCATCGGTATCATGCCGTCAGGATTGGATCCAGTGTCACTGTCCGAAAGTGTGAGAAAGATGCCGAGAGGTACTAATCTGGGTGCTCCTTACTTTAGTTCCGACGAAAAGTGGATACCTGGAGTGTATGCTTTAGCAGAAGCAGTTGAACACGATGGTTATGCCTTAGCAGCTGAGAAGTTGCCTGCGCTTATGTTCTGGAGAGGACAGCCTCGAGGCCTTGGACAAGTCTCGAAGAACCGGACGGTCTGGGGAGTTTCCCATGTCACGATAGCCCATGGGCTGCGAGTACAGATTCCCCTTCTGTACCATCTTCGGCAGAGGGTGGAGTTCGCAGCCTGGAACGCGTCTGACGTCATTGACCGCGCAGTAACCCACGCGTTTGACGTGTCGAAGCGGCAGATTATATCTGTTGACTTTTCAAAGTATGATGCTAGTCTACACCCTATGCTCATGGAAGGGGCGTGGATGATCATTAGACGCTGCTTCACCGACAGGCATGTCGGTCTGATCAATTGGTTGCAGGATCAAATGTTCAATGTTCCTCTGTTGACACCGGAAGGCATACTGTCAGGTGAACATGCTATGCCATCAGGGGATGCGAACACTAATCTCGTCGATGGACTATGTCAGGAAATCCTTTGGAATTACGTAGCACTAAAACTTGGAAGAGTGCTATTGTACTCATCAGTACAAGGGGATGACGGGATTGTAATCTTCGATAGGCCGATAGATATCGAGGAAGTGTCCGACATTGTAGGTACCGATTTCGGTATGACTCTGAGTACTGAGAAAGGGATGGTTGATCCTGATACAATTTCGTTCTTACAGAACGTACACAATCGTTATTACGGTGCGGGTGGTGTCAGTGTACACGTGAGGCCTATCATGCGTGCACTGAACGGCATGCTCTCATATGAGCGGCTGGTCAAGAAAAGCCAAGGTTGGAATGGCTACATGGACACCATTAGATGGTGGCAGCAGTCGGAAAACTGCAAATTCCATCCCTCCTTCGAGAAGCTCGTTTCTTTCCTATACAGCCATGACCGTTACAGTCGGTTATCACCAAGAGAAGTTATGACCAAGGCTGGAGGATTGGAGAAAACGTCAAGAGCCCTTAAACAGACGTCTTTTCCTTATGGGAAAGAACCCCTTAGCAAGATTGAGCAATTTAGAA